TTTAGCGATTACAGTATCAAGTTTCTCAATCGCCGCTGCTAGTTCCGCTGCTGATGGGGTATCACCTTCGGCCATTTATTAATCCTCGTCAGAGAACGGCCATTTGATGCCGGTCTTGGATTCAAAATTTTGAACCGCTTGTTGGAGGAGGCCCCTTTCTTTGTTTGTCATCGGATGATCTTTGCCAAACTGAGCATAAGCCTCAAGATAATCTTTTTCACGAAGCAAAGCATCGGCATAAGCCTTTACATCTTCAACCTCGCCTCTAATAACAAAGTTGAGCTTGTTTTCTTCTTCCTCTTCTTTCAGAGACATGTTCAAAGAGAAATCTTTTCCAAACATTTGCTGTAGAAGAGACTTTGACCATGAGCCAATCATTCTCAACCAACTTTCGTTTAGTTGGTTCTTTTTTGTTAAATCTATTACAATCATAGCGGTGTCCTCTTTATAATTAGATCATAAACAAAAATGCTCTCGAAAGAGCATTATCGTTTGGATTTTTTCATTGCCTTTTCATGTTCTTCTTTTTCTTTCTCATATTCTTGTATTGTCCGGTCAAGCCACCACTTACGGAGACCAACGGGAAGATTATAGAGTTCGATCAGAGACCACGAGCCATAATGCTTAAGAACAAAGAATTGCTCATAAACATTTGCCATGTACTCATCGGTTAGGCCAAAAAAAGTCTGCCCCGAAAGGCACCTCCAGTTCTTGCTCATAGTTACAAGAAGGACATGTGAAGTCTTCAGAGATTTTAATGTCAGGAGAGCATTGCTTGTAGGCTCCTCTGAGAAAGATAGAATCTTGCGCTGGTATTTTGTTGGCGACATGATTTACAACTTTCATATCAGTATAGCCATTAACCGAGACAATAAACTTTTTTAATTGGTCTGACACATTCTGTTCAGCAACATTATTCTTAGAAAGTTTTTGAGATTTCTTGATAATTTCAAGCTCGTCTTGTCCCTTGAGTAACCTAAATTCTACAAGAAAATTTGTCACCGGAAGTTTTACTTCAAAAGTTCCGGCGGCAGTTTCAGTTATGCCATAGTCTTCTTTATTCTCGCCCTCAAAAATGGTTGCTTGATTTAAATCAAAATCATAAGAAGACACCTCCATACAATTTGGACATGTGACCTTCGTGCTATAGATGTTGCCATAGGCTGAACTCCTAGCGGCAATAAGAATTGCATTACGATCACCAACCAAAAGCTCTCTAGCCGTAATGTTCTTGTTGCAAATAACCGATTCGATCAATCTTTCAATAGCGAGACCCTTCTTAAGCAAAGAACGAGAAGAAAGAATGTCTTCTTCTTTAGCGGTCATGTATTTTATTTCAATTGTTTCTTGATTATGTAATGGGTGACTTTGTGGGTAGCCCTTTCCCTTGGAAGGAAGCTCTACATATTCGGTTGGGGATACAAAATCTAATGGATTTGGCATTGCCGCAACGGGTTCTGAGCCAGCATCACCATGTGCTCCAAACCTTTCTTCGTTGTTTCTACTCAATTTTCACCTCTCTGTTTATCTTGAGAATTGTTCGTATTCGTTTGTTATTATTGGGCCATTAACACCTTTGTTGAATTCGGCCCAGTCATATGTAATAGATAGTGTACATTCCACTAAATCATCTGATCCATAATCTAAGTCACCCCATGAAATATTTGTTATAATTGGATTAATAAGTTCCCATTCTTCTATCACATCTGATTGTACCTGCGCTGGGACTATATCTTCTCTTAATTTTGCTCCAAAATCAATTTGCTGTATTCGGATTGTTCTGTTGTTTACATTAGGGTTTGTATCACTATAACTAGTTGATCCATATAGGCCATCACCAAATGAATTTGCTATTGTTGAAGCTTTTTCTGGGGTCGTGAGAGGGCTCTCTGCTGCTCCACGAATTGGTTTTTTTCCAAGACCATGTTCATCGGTTGTCGGCGGGGCGTAGCCTGAATTATTAAGCATCTCATAAAGCATTTGTGATGTATCAAATTGGCTCCTTCCATTGGTGCCACCGGTTCCGTTCATGTCCACAAAAGTTATTTGTATTGGTTGCCACCTAACAAGACCCGGATAATTGAAGTAATGATTCATCAATCGATATTCTTTTGTTGCAACCTCAACTGCTGGTTTTGTAACAGATTTGACATTAGGAAGAAAAAACCTCGTTCCAAACGAAACGATGAAACGAGATTTTATTTTAGGATGAAGATTTTGGTTAGTCCAAAAAGACATTTTTAGTTATCGTAGAATACTTTGCTATCGGGGATTGTTCCAAGTTGTCCTGTGAGTCCTGTTCTTGCACCATCAGCATTAGCGCCGATAGTACAAACAGCCCAGTCATAACGAATTTCAAGTTCAATTTCTGAAAGATCATCGTTATCATAAGCAAGTTCGCCAAATTTAACAGACTTAACAAATGGATTTTTAACAGTCCATTCTTCAGTCACAATACCTTCGGCATCAATTTGTTCTATTATGATATAACCAACTGAAGCAGCGGACTTGCCTTTAGACATTGAAGAAAGGTCAGCCGGTGATCCGGGCACTTGATATCCAGAAGCAACAACCAAGGCATTCGTTTGAGCAACAGCACCGGGTGATACTGGGTCAACAAGTGTCATTGAGATCGTATCCCACTCAACACGACCGGGAAAATAAAAGTTGTGATTGAGATAAGAGTGCTTCGACTCAGTTATAGTATAAGATGGTTTTCCAACCTTCTTAGCAAACCAAACGATGTCTCCACCATTCAGCCCCTGAAATGTGATTTTAAATCTAAATCCTCTTTTGGGATCTTTTGATTGAGCGTTATATTGTTCGGACCAAAAAGCCATTGAATTAATCTCCTATTATATTAATTATGCCGTTATACAAATTCCGCACCAGTATTGGTAACAATTAAGTCTACGACGATGTATTCAATTGCTCTGGTTGGTTTAATGAAGACCTTAGCGTATAGAATGTTTCTATCAATTAGGTCTGCGGTGGTGGTCGTCTCATCTAAGACAATTTTATATTCAGTCACACCGAAGTTAGCTTTGACATCTGACAAAACTTGATCTGCTTGAGATTTAAATGATAACCATGTCGCGGTAACATTTGGCTCAAATAAAAGTGATCTTGAAATTCTTGAAAGTTCGCCTTTCAAATAAATTAGTAATCTTCTAACATTTATTCTGTCAAGTGCTGAAGGTGTTGATTGGAGCGTCTTTTGTCCAAATACCACTATGCCCTCACCGGGAAATGATGCAATCGGATTAATGTTGATTTTATATAACTTGTCTCTTTCCTTAGCAGTAAGAGTTCCATCAACATTTACAACTCCGGGTCCTCCGGT